GCGCGAAGGATGGCCGGTCGGATGGCATATTCGGCCCTAAAACAGAGGAAGCCGTGAAAGCCTTCCAGACCGCCAACGGCCTGCCCGCGGACGGGATCGCCACCATCCAGACGCTGGAGCTGCTGGCCGCCCGCGCCGCCGATCCGGACGCGCCCGAACTGCCGGAAGACGACGACGAACACGAGACGCCCTCGACGCTCGTGCCGATGACCTACGCCGCCGCGCTGGGCCTGCGGAATCTGCTCCAAAAGGCCATTGATGAGCTGGACAAGGTGCTCTCGTGACCGCTCCTTGTAAGGGCTGCGCCGACCGCACGGTGCAGCCGAATTGCCACACAACATGCAGGCGCTATCTGGAATACGTCGCCGAGCGCGAGCGCATCCGCGAGGCCCGACGGATAGACCACGACACCACCTCCGCCCTGATTAAAGGCGCGGAGAAGATCAAACGCGAAATCTACCGAAAGAGGTGAACCCCATGAATCAAGTCACAGCTTCGATTGTCTCCTCCATCATCACCGGCCTGCTTTCCCTGCTGGGCGTCTATATTGCAAATCGGAAAAGTCAGGCGCTCGTCGAATACCGCATGGAGCAGCTTGAGAAGAAAGTTGACAAGCACAATAAAATTGTCGAGCGCACCTTCATCCTTGAAGGCGACGTGAAAGAATTGCAGCACGATGTACGAGATTTGAAAGGAGCGAAATAAATGAACTGGAAAGAATGGATTAAAGCCGCTGGCATCCGCGCCCTGAAAACCGTCGCCCAGACCGCTGTCGGCTTGCTCTCCGGCAACGTCATCGGCATTACCCAGGTCGATTGGCTCGGCACGCTCTCTGTCGCCGCCATGGCGGGCGTCCTCTCCCTGCTGACCAGTCTTGCGGGCCTGCCCGAAGTCCCGCAAGAGCACCCGCCCGAACAGGCCGAATAAAAAACGCCCGCCGAAATGGCGGGCCTTTTTCATTTTCCACGAAAAAAGAGCCGGTGTCCAGCCGCCGGCCCTTTTCCGTCATCTTCCGATGACCAATCCGATTAGCCCGTGTACAAACACAAGCCCAGGTTCGGATTTTACCTGAGTTGGCAGGCCATAGCCGGACAAATCCGAACCATCCGCCATTTCTCCGCTGAGTGTCTCATAGATCCGTTTCTGCTCCACAGGCGGCGTGCCGCTGAGGTTATAGAAGATGACGATGCGGTCGTCGTAGACGTAGACGGAATTGACGAACGTGTCAATGAGGCGCTGGCAGAAGGCGGGATCGTCGAGGGAGCCGGTTTGGAAGGTGCGCAGCCAGGCGCGGACGTGGGGCTCCGTCAGGCGGATGCCGGAGGCCACGCGCAGCTTGGCAAGGTCGGTCTCCAGGTCCGCCTTCTGCGCTTCGAGCTGCTCCATGCGGGCGGCGATGCGCGGACGCGCGGAGCGGGGGAGGGCCAGCAGGTCATCCACCAGGCGCTCCAGGTCGGCGTCCAGCTTGCGGATGCGGCGCTCCAGGTCGGCGGTCTGGTCATGCCCAAATTCGGCGTTGTAGCGGACCACCACCGCGCTGGCGATATGGTCGGCCCGGTCGGGCTGGAGGATGTATTGGAGCGTCTGCTCGCAGACGTAGCGCTCCAGCAGATCCTTCTTTTCGTTTTTCTTTTTGCACGTGTGGGCCTTCTTCCGGGCCGCGCAGGTGTAATAGTTGTAGACGCCGCCGTGGCCGTGGCCGCTCTCCCCGATCATGGGCGCGCCGCAATGGCCGCAATAGATTTTACCCTGGAGCAGGTACCGCGTTTTCGCCTTCGCGGCGGCGGGAGCGCGTTTATTCGCCTGGCGGCGGGCGGCGGCCCGGTCGAAGGTCTGCTGGTCGATGAGCGCGTCCGCGCAGCCGACGACCTCCTGCCCGTTGTACATCAGATGGCCCGCGTAGGCGCTGTTTCTCACCATGCTGTCGAAGCTGGAGGCGCGGAAGGGCGTCCCGGCGCGCGTGCGGAGGCCGCGGGCGTTCAGGTCGGCGGCGATGGCCGTCAGCTGCTCGCCGTCGGCGTAGCGGCGGAAGATCTCGCGGGCCACGGGCGCCTCATTATCGCGGGCGATGAGCCGATGATCCTGCACCCGGTAGCCGTAGGGCACGTGGCTGCCTAAAAACCAGCCCTTGGAGACGCTTTCCTTCTGCCCGCGGCGCACGTTTTCGGATAGATTGGCGGAGTAGTATTCCGCCATGCTCTCCAGCAGGCCTTCCAGGATGATGCCCTCCGGGCTGTCAGTGATATTCTCCATCACGGACACGACGCGGACGCCGTATTTTTTCAGCCGCGCCTTATAAATGGCGCTGTCGTAGCGGTTACGGGCGAAGCGGTCCAGCTTCCAGACGATGACCACCTCAAACTGGCGGCGCTCCGCGTCGCGGATCATGCGCTGGAAGTCCGGGCGGCTGTCCTTCGTGCCGGTCAGGGCGCGGTCGATGTATTCGCCAATGATTCGATATTCGTTTTTCTCCGCGTATGCGTGCGCGTCGTGGAGCTGGCCCTCGATGGACTGCTCCGTCTGGTTATGGCTCGAATAGCGGGCGTAGATGACGGCGGGGGTCATGCTCGTTTACCGGCGATGTATACGCTGATGATATCGCGCTCTTTTTCATCATCATATTCGACATCGGCGATATAAGCGGTCAGATCTTCTGGATCATATCCTGATTCTTCGGCATATTTTATAGCCGCCGCAGGCAGATAGCCGATTCGGCTGCCGTTATAGAGCACTTCATACTTGCCTGGCCGGTCCGCGTCCTCTTGTACTTCGCACAGATCGCCGGTTTGATAGCCGTCGGCGAAGTCGTCAATTTTTCCAGTCAGGCGATATTGCTTTGCGTCAGGATGAGCACGCATGAAAGCGGCGAACATATCGCGATAAAAGAATATAGAAATTTTCGCCGACGAACTATCGCCGGCATATTCAGAGATGTACGCAATGAAAGGATCGCCGCGTTTTTGCCAGTCCGCTACCATATCAGCGAGTTTGTTTTTACGCATTTCGCCGATGGGGCGATTGCCCTGATAAATGGAGACGCCATTATCGGAGATATAAAACGAGAGCTTTTCAGCCGGATTTACGCGATCCGCGCCATTTGGATGGGGTATGATTTCCACATCGTGATATTGATAGGCCAGCGGCTTGCCGTCTATGCGCTCTGGAATGCTGATTTCGGGGATTTCATTTTCCTCATCTGTGGGCGTTGGCGCTTCGCTGGGCTCTTCTGTGGTTGGCGGCTCGTTGGACGCGGTCGGAACGTCTTTGATTGGCAACGGCTTTGTCGGCGCTTCGCTGGGATATTCTGTGGCTGGAGGCTCGTTGGATGTGGGCGGTGTTTTTTCAATTGGCGATGGCGTTTCTTTGGCGGGCGACCATATGACAGGATGCCTGCCAATCCGCTTTTCAATTATTAAGCAAATGATGAGTATTACGACCAAAATGAATACGATTAGTTCGACTCCCATGATGATACCTCCTGAGATTATTTCGGATGTGATTGGAGCGTTGCGAGCGCGTCAGCCCGGGCGCGGTCATCGGCGGCGCGATAGGCCAGGATGAGCGTTTTTTCCTCCGGCGATAGGTCGAGCGGTTTTTCCGTGGGCCGGTCTCCGATGTCGATGAGGTCGACCGGCTCCAGGCGCAGCGCCTTCGCCAGCAGGACGATTTTATCGCGGCGGAGATTGCGGATAGTGCCCGCCTCCCATTTTCGGACGGTCGACTTTCCGACGCCGACGATGTCGCCCACCTCTTCAAGGGTCAGCCCCAATTCATGCCTGCGGTCTCTGATCATTTTTCCGAAATCCATGTGAAGCCCTCCTGTTTCTTCATTATAATCGGTTTGTGTCTTTTAAGCAAGTTTTTTTTCAAAAAGTATTGACTTTGTTTCTTTTGTGTCGTATATTATAAGTGTCTTTTACGACACATTACGAAAGGAGAAAGAAATGGAAACAAAATTGTTAAAATCTAAGATGATTCTTGCGGGCAAAAAGCCAAAGGACCTTTGCAAAGCAGCGGGAATCGGTGAATCTACGTTTTACAAGAAACTGAGGGGGATCTCTGATTTCACAAAGCCGGAAATCGAGGCGATAGCCAAAGAGATCGGCCTGAACCGCGAAGAAGTGATGAATATATTTTTTAATGATCTGGTGGCGTAAAAGACACTTTTTGAGGGAGGCTGTGCTATGAATCAATTTGCGACAAAGTGCCGCGCGTGCGGAGCGACGATCATGTTTCTGAAAACGGCCAAGGGAAAGACCATGCCCGTGGATGAGAGTGCGGTGTTTTTCAAGGCCCACCCGGATGGGAAAGAGCTGTTTATCCTGGGCGACGGCACCACCATGCGCGGCAACAGGGTCACGGACCGGGCGGAGGGCGACCGGTTCGGCTATATCAGCCACTTCGCCACATGCCCGGCGGCGGACAAGTTCCGGAAACGCGGGAAAAAGGCGCGGAAAGCGGCGGCGGGAGCCGAATGAGCGAGTACACGAAGGTCTGGAAGCCGGGCCAGACGCGGGAAACGCCGGAAGAGCGGAAGGTAAGGATAGATACCAATTACCAGATGCTGGCGCTGCCGTATGAGGCGAAGGTGAATGTGGCCCGCGTCCGGATCCGCGACTGGGTGGAAACCTGCGAGATGGCGGGCATGAACTACGCCGTCTCCGTGGGCGGGCTGGACAGCATCACCCTGCTGGCGCTGTGCCGCGATCAGCTGGGCGAGTGCGAGGGCATCAGCGTCTCCAGCCTGGAAGACAAGAGCATCCAGGCGGTGCACAAGGAAATGGGCGTCACCGTCATCAAACCGCTGAAGAGCAAAAAGCAGGTCATCGAGGAGTACGGCTTTCCGATCATCTCGAAGCTGATGAGCGCGAAAATCAGCCGCCTGCAGACGCCGGGCGACGAAAGCCCCATCATCAAGGCCTACATGACCGGCGAAGAGGGCGCCTGGGGCCACTACAAGACCAACGAAAAATTCAAGATCCCGGACAAATACCTGGAGCTGTTCGGCGGGCTCTATCAGGATTTCAGGCCGGACCTGAAATGTCAAATAGCGCCGTTCAAGGTATCTGATCAGTGCTGTTTCTGGCTGAAAGAGGAACCGGCGCGGAGGTACCAGCAGGAACACAAGATCTGGCCGTTCCTGGGCCTGATGCAGAGCGAGGGCGGACGGCGGCGGTATAGCCTGATGGCCCACGGCTGCAACTACGTCGGTGAAAACACGGCGCGGAGCTGCCCCTTCAACTTCTTCAACCGGCAGGACCTGCTGCAGCTGGCGCTTGACTTGAAGGTTCACGTGCCGGAGATCTACGGCCAGATTGTCAGAGACAAGGACGGGCGATTGCGGACCACCTGCGCGCAGCGGACCGGCTGCTCCATGTGTGCATACGGCATCGAGCGGGAGCCGCGCCCGAATCGGTACGATCAGCTGTACGACCGGAACCCGAAGGAATGGCACTACTGGATGTACGACATGGGCTTCGGCGCGGTGCTGGACTATATCGGCGTCGGATGGCGGCAGGAAGACCGCCCGGACCGCTGGAGGAAAAACCAGCTATCACTATTTGACATGGAGGGCCTGGCATGGACGGATACATCCAGATCGGAGTGACCGCGCTCCGGGATCCCGTGACGCGGGAGCCGCTGGAGGCGGTGCCGCTGTACATCCGGGCGGAGGACGCGCGGAAGGTGGAGGCCGCCAGGGCGGACGACGGGCCGCTGATTGATGAATTGGCGGAGATGTTCGGGAAATACGCCGGTCAAGTGATGAGTGATGAGTGATGAGTGAGGAGTTAGATGCGCTCAGCGTGGGCGACACCGTCGCCACTTCCCTGTTCGGAACCGTGACCATCGCGGAGGTGTTTGACACCGAGGCGGACGCGCGGGCGGCGGGGTATGTGGCCGACGCGCACGTGACCGGCGGGCATTGGCCCTATGGGGGCTGGAAGGTGCTGGGCCGGGGCGGGGAGTTCGCCGCGGCGCGGCTGCCTGAGATGGAAAAATGGCTGGAGGAAATCGGAAATGAGCGCAAGAGTGCTGGATCTGGAAGAGATCCCGCCGACCTACGGGAAAGCGGCGGTGTGGATCGAGTGCCGGGTGAAGGGCTTCCGGCCCTACGTGGCCCTGTACAAGTACGAGCACCATCCGGATTTCGTGTTCGTGGTCAGTACGATCCAGGACCGCGTATTCCTGGACAAGTCACGCTATCGGATCTCATGGCGGGCCTGGACCGGGAAACCGACGGAGGCGGAGACTGAGACGGCAGCCTGGAAGGCTGCCGAGTGAGGAGTGAGGAGGTAGGAAGTAGGAGTTAATTCTGCTTCCGCTCACGGCGAATATTGAAGGGAGGATTTGAAAATGTCGGAGGCTCAGATGGCTGTGAAACTGGCGATGGAGCATGAGACGGAGATGTTTATCGTGCTGGGGGTCACAATCCTGCTCGTCGGGATCTGGCTGGGATATGTGATCCGGCGCTGGTCGTGGATCCCGCGGAAACGGCAGCGGGCATTCTTCAACGACGCGCCTGTGCCGGTCATGCCGGCGAGGGACTGCCGCCGCGGGGAGAAGGTCGTTATTTGCGGCGCGACGTGGTACAGGATGAACTGAGGCCGTCGTCCGCTGCGCGGAGATCCTTCGGCTTCGGCCTGGAATAGGAATCGCGCGCGCACCGCGGGCGCAAGCGCCTCGCGCACCGCGCACGAGATCGCCCAGGCCGGCTCAGGATGACAAAGTTGAGTGATACCGGGAGTGAATGAGAATGTTCGGATTCTGGCGAGCGATCGCGCAGGCGGCGCTGAGAGTGGTTGAGTTCTGCATCCGAAGGATGGAGCAGATAAAAAATTGAAGGGAGAAAAAATCATGGAGGCTGAGAACATGAGCAGGAACCTGGAGGAACTGGCGCTGGAGAACAGGCCGAAAACCTACCGCATCACGGTGGAGGCCATCGGGCCGGAGAAGATTGTGCTGAACGAGGGCAAGCCATACGTCGTGGAGGCGGACGGATTCTTCATCATGGGCTGTTCCAAGGATGAGGACGATGAAAGCATCAACCGGATAATAAAAACCGTCGTTCACCAGCTGTCGCCGATGGACATCGCCAAGGGGATACTCAATTGCAGCCGCGTGGATGACATCATGAAAGCCGTGGCGGTTGAAAAATTGAGGAAAATGTTTGAAGCGAAGGGCGCCCGAGGAAACACGGATGAACAGGCTGAGTGAGCTGCTGAAAGCGGCGGGCGGTCGGTCGAAATACGGCAACCGAAAGACGGAGATCGACGGCCAGGTGTTCGACAGCGCGAAAGAGGCGAACCGGTACATGGAGCTCCGCCTGATGGAGCGGGCCGGGGAGATCGTGGGCCTGGAGTGCCAGGTGCCCTTCGAGCTGGTGCCGCGCCAGACCCTGACCGACGGCACCGTGGAGCGCGCCGTGGCCTATGTGGCGGATTTCACCTACTGGCAGGACGGCCATTTCGTGGTCGAGGACGCCAAAGGCAAACGGACGCCGGAGTACATCATCAAACGGAAGCTGATGAAGAAAGTGCACGACATCGAGATCGTGGAGATTTGACCAGGTGCCCGTCGTCCGGCCAGGTGGGCCGGAGATCCTTCGGCACGCGCCGCTGATCCTTCGACTTCGCTCAGGATAAACTCTGGCGGCGCGGCTCAGGATGACAACGTTGAGTGTTGGCGTAGATTTTTTGACCAGCGCCGACGCGCTACATTGTCATCCTGAGCAGGCCAGGGCGGGATCGCCCAGGCCGCCCGCGAAGGATCTCCGCCTCCGGCGGACGACGAACCCCACAGCGCTCCGCCCTCTGAATATCGGCCCGACAAAAATTAAATATGTACAACTTTATAAGGTGGCATCGCGTTTTGATTCAGAGCATCTGGACGTCTGTCACGACTGTTTAATCAAAAATTCAAAAAAGAAAGGTGGTGAAAGCTCCCTTGCTCATCCGGCGGGATGACATGGGCAGGATGTGCCACGCGAAACGGGCCGATATTCAGAGGGCGGGGAGCGCGGCTGAC